TTATTAGGCTGAGCTGCAAAATTCCCGTTAGTAAGAGCCAATATATGCGCACACTTATGTTCTTGAGGTATTTCAGAATGTTCAGTATCCAGGATATTAGTTTCTGGATGTGCCCAATCAATTGTGAAAAGATATTGGCCATGATAAAATTTTTTATCTAGTCCTAAATATTTTCCTTTTACACCAGCCAACCAATCAAAACGATGGACACTAGGATAATAGCTAAAACAATTCCACAGTTCCAATTCATGCGTTTGCATATTCGGCACATCGGATCTATCAAAAGATTTTTGATAAAACGCTGATATAGGGAGACGCCAAAAGCATGCACCGTTGGGAAGCATGATATTAAATAAGAGCGCACGCCCTGATATGGATGTAAGACCGAAGACCACACAGTCTTCACTTTCGCCATGATGTTTTTTAAGATCATAAAGATACTCCTTTCTTACTTTACAATATATGGGAGGTAGATTTGCATTCAGGTAAGCCATTTAACATTTCCATCTTCTCCTTGCAGCGCAAATTCTTTTATCAGGAGTTTTGCTACAATTTACATTGTGCATTTTCATTTGTCCAGCACTTCTTGCACAATATGACTTACGTCTCTTAGCAGCTTTTGATCCTTTTTTGACTTTACCTGTTACTGCTGTTTTTAATTTTGATCCAGGATTCATCCTTCTGTATGCACGAACCCCTGCTGCAGTCATACCTGCACCAGATTTTGTAGATCTATAATTCTTTTTGTTACGCGCAGGCATACCGCCTTTAGCAAAACTATCGATCTCTATACCTAAATCAGCATAGTAATCCATGTTGTACCTATGTTGTTAAACCTGGAGCTGAATATTTATCAGTTAAAAGAGTGTATGCAGCAACATTAGTTTTTGTTTTACAAAAAATTCCTTTTGGAAATGGAATACCATCTTCAGGAAAAGAAAAGTTTACTATGTCACCTGTAGGCACGTCTGCAATAAATAAAGTTGTACCTGAGTTTGAAGTTGTGGTTAATTCTAAAACACCTGCTCCACCACCGTCTGAAGCTACAATAATTCCTCTTAATCTGATTGGGCCTTCAATAATCGCAGTTGCCCCTGCTGCTGCTGTTGATCTTGTTGCTTGAATATCGCTTTTGTATCCCATAATAAATCCTATTATAAACTTTAAATATAGGGGCGTAAAGACTACGCCCCTATAAGCTATTTTATTACGCTCCTGGAGAACCGAAGATTCCTCTAGGGTCAGACCAACCGAAGCTGTATCTTTCTCTAGCTTTAAATCTTACGTTTCCAGTGTCGAAATCACCTTCAATCGCAGTTTTAATTGGCGATCTTACGAAGTGTTTCAAACCGTTTGGCGCATCAGTTAAAATGAAGAATGCATCAGTATCAGTTAAGAAATGGTTAACTCTGTAACCTTCTGGAACCATACCCATGTTCATCATTGCATTGATGTCGTTTTTAGCAAACGCATTTGATCCACCAGGTGTTGTAGATAAAGGTGATCTCATGATTCTCTCAGCAGTAAATTGTAATTCTTTTGGAATTATCATTTTTCTACCTTGTAGAGCGATCTTTAATCCTCTTTCGTCTACGAACGCTGCGATATCGATTAACGCTTGTTCTAACGATGTTTCTGATAAGTCAGCTGCAGTAGATAACTCGTTTCTGAAAGTACCACCATTTGATAATGGGTGATCTGTAGTCATTAACGCTTTACCGTCACCACCATTGTAAGAACCACCAGTGTCAAAACCGTTGTTCAAAATGTTGGCTGCAGTGATTTGTTTAGATTGCGCCATTGATCTTGCAAGAGCTCTTGTGTATCTGCCTGCTAATCTGTCGTATAAGTTATCTTCAATAGCCTCTTCAGTTATAGCAAATCCTAATGCTACAGTGTTGTGAGAGTATCTTGAAGTATACGCTTCAGTAGCTTGGTCCATAGTGACCATAGCACCTTCAGCTTTAGTCGCTGCTGTGCCAAAGCCAGATAACATTACTTCTTCTTCAAACGCTCTGTCTGAAGACTCAGAAGCAAAGATCTCTGCATGCTCGTTGTCGTATCTGTTGTATTCCAGGCCAAACAGTGCGTTTAATCCTGGCTCTAGTTCTTTAACTAGCTGTGATCTTGATATAGCCATAAATTATACTCCTGTTCCTTGGCTGTAGAAGTGATTGTTAATTCTAACTAACACATCTACATTCGCGCTTCCAGCACTGTCATTTTGCACATCTTGTGAAATGTCAATTGCTTGAAGCACAGTACCACTTGTTGTTAAACCAGATACACTGTGGTCCAATTGAACCTGAGATATACCTGTTAAAGTGCTACCTGTTCCGTTTGTTATTGCAAAGTTTTTGAAGATGTCTGCTACTGCAAACGCTCCATCAGAATCAATCGAATAAACTACATCTGGATCATCAATTACGTTAGCAACGATATCTGCTGCCGCAACTCCTCCAGGATAGTAGTTTTTATACGTTGGCTTCTGAGTAGTAGGGTCTGTGTAGAACACTCCGTTAAAAACGCCAACGACTAGATCGGAAGTATTAGCAACCGCTCTTTCGATACCACCACCTGTAACAGGTTTTACCAAGTCACCTTGATAAATTGCAGTAGCATAACCACTTGCAATTCTGTATCTGTTTTGTGCGTTAATAAACGGAGAGCCATCTAACTTTCTAACTGGTCTTAGACCATATTTTTCAGCTACATTAGCCATAGTTGTTTTCTCCTTTTATTGTTACTTTTACTTTGGAGTGAATATTTCCAAATAATTAGGATTTATTTCCACCACCAAAAGTTACGCGAGATTGTCTATTAATATTAATAGGCATCTCAGGTCGTTGTTCCTTCATGACATCGTTATCCACCGCGTCTATTCTATCTTGAGTAATTCTTCTAAAATACTCTGCACGGCTTTTTACAACCTCTTCAGGTATCCTTCCCAACACAAGGCCAGCAACCCCGATCAAACCTGCGTAAGTTCCCTCAGCGATGACTGGGTAAGCATGATCACCTAATTGATTTTTTATCTCTTCGGCTCTCACAAATTCCCAACCTTCTCTCATTTTTTTAGATACATTAGCTGTATCTTGGTAACCCATACTTTCGGTTCTTATCCATCTATGAACAAAACCGTCTGGCGCAGGTGGTGCATCCAGAGATGATGGTGGCGTCCAAACTTTAGCTCTTTCACTTTTAACTTCTTTAGACGCGCGTGAAGTTCTATTTATTTCTTCGCTCATACTATTGTACCTCCTTCACGTACTTAGCGTATTCTTCTAGTGGCACCCCTAATTTTTTGGCAATAGCCACCTGTGATTTGGTGAGTCTCACAGTCTTGCGTCCTTGTTGTTTTCTTCCTGCGGAAGCAACGGTTTGGACGGGTTTCCGTTGTATCTCATTTTCAGATTGTGCAAACTTATGAGGAAAATTTTCCCTCATTCGTTTGTCTACTTCATTATAGTACTCATCACTTTCCACATCAATACCCATACCCACTAGATCTTCATGTATAGTAAATGCGGCATTAGTCATGATTCTATCATTACCGAACCACGTATTTTCAGCAGCCCAACCTTTAGCCTTTTCACTTGCTTGTGGGGGTTGTTGATTTTGTTGAGGTTCTTCCTCTGTTTTTTGAGACTTTTGTTCTTCGAGAGTCTTTAATCTTTGCTCTCTATCTGCCATTTTTATTCTAGCTTTTTCTTTTTCAACAGTAAGTCTTGTAAGCTCATCATTTGCTTCCATGATCTTATCTGCATCATTTGCTTCAATGGCATCTTTAAGTTTTTGTTTGACTTGTTCTCTTTGAGAATCGACTCTTGCATCAAACTCTTTTAGATATTGTTCATCTGCGCTGTCATACTTTTTCTCAGTATCAGAATATTTTTTCTGTAAACTTTTTGCATAGTCTAAAGCAGCTTTTTCTCTTCTTTCAGCTTCACGATATCTTCTAGTTAATTTATCAATTCTTTTTTGAACACCATCAGAAAATTCTTGTAAATTATTTTCTTTTGGTTCCTCATGTCTTTTTTCAACTTCAGCAGTATCTTCTTGTATCTCTTCTACTTCTGGTTTGTCATCAGACTTTGAGTCATAGGTTTGATAGCCTAGATCAACTTCACCTTTATTTAAATCAGGTGTCGTTTCAACTTTTTCTTCTTCTTTTACTTCTACAGAGGCATCTTTAATTCCATCTGTATCTAATTCAACTTCAGGTTGTACCTTTGGTTGCAACTCTTCTTTCGACATTTTTGTTTCCTCCTAATTAATACAAATGAAGAATATCTTCGGGTTGTTTGATAGTAGCAATGATTTCATCGTCATTTAAAATTCGATGCTCACCATATTTAGTTTTAAATCTTGATCCTGCGTATCTTCCGTAAATTACAAACTGACCTTCTTTACACCAAGGGCCATTTGGAAATTTACTTTTATCTTTGTAGCAAAGATCACCAAGTGCAACCACAAGTCCAACTACTGTTGTCATTTGAATTGTTTCACTTGCTGTATCAGTTAAAATTATTCCACCTTTAGTTTTTTTAGGACCTGAATAAGGTCTAACTAACATTCGGTAACCAACTGGTTTAGGAATAACTTCTAGATATTTTTTTATACCTTCTTTGTCTGTAGGTATTTCCAACTCCTTTGATTCAGGAGGTGGTTGTTTTGAGTTTGATACGCCCACTAAGGTCGAATCAGGTGTCACTATTGACGTCATCGATATTCTCCGTTTTGTTCTGCAGGTCTTTCAGATCCTGTAGCAATGCTTCAAGTGCATTGAGTCTGCCTCTAGAATACTGCAGTTTATCGATTGTGTCTATATGGTACACCAGGTCTTCCTTAACCTGTTCTATTTGTTTTTTTATGTAGTGTCGTATTGTTTGTAGTGTATCTAAATCAAGGTTCATTTCTTCTCTAAGCAAACTTTATTTTTGCCTTTTTCTAATCCTCTAAAACCATAATAATTCATTATACTTACTATAAGAGCCATATCATACATAGGATAATCATCAAAAACAAATCTTGTAATAGGCGCAGTTCTTTCTGCAAACCAAACAGCTTCTGTTATCACATCTTTTGTCATATGTGGCCCATCAAAAAATACGAAAGCAAATTTTGAATTTCTGTGATCAGATTCATTCATAAACTTTGTATCTGTCATGTTACAAAGAGTAAATTTACCTTGATTTCGATATGGTTTAAGATCGTATAACATTTGATCTCTTAATTCATTTGAATAAGTAGGGGCTACGCCTCTTTCGTAACCGTCCCATTGATAATCTTTTTGTTTATCAAAATGTTGGTATTCTAAATCATCATAAGGATCAACACCCACATGGATATAATTATTAATGATATTGTCCATAATAACTTTAGACCCATATCCCTTATTAACTCCGATCTCACATGATTTATAACCTTGGCAATCAAATCCTTTAGTCCATCTTTCAAGTAATTCATATTCATAACTATCTCCACTAATCATGAACTACTTATAACTAATATGTTTTAAGAATCAACTATTTCTTGCCTTTAAATATTTGAGTGCCCTTAATCCCATAAACGCTCGCCACGACAAGAATCCAGAGATTTGTGAACCAGCTCGGAAGCTGCGAGAAGTATTCAAAGAATAATTTTACTTTATCCATCGCAGTTGGATCCTCACTTAGAACTGCCCAAGCTAGCACCAACACGGGCGCGGACAAAATCAATAAAATAAATTCGTCCTTATAATCGTTTTGTCGAGCTTCAAGAAGCTTGCCTTGATAAGCTTCCTCCCCTGCTGCCATCTTCTGTGCATGCATTAGTTGTGCATCCGACATCGCTTGTTTTGTCTTTTGACGGTTCGAGTATATATGCGCTCCCGTCTTTACTGCCATTCCTAATAGATTGAACCATGCCATAATAATTTTCTTTTCTCCTTTTACAAAAATAAGGTAACATTTTATGAAGAATTTTTAAAGCCTCTAGCCCTGTTACCTTCCATCGGTATAATGTTTTATAATGATTGGTATATTCTTTCTTTGAAAGATGCCCTTTTTTAAAATAATCGTAAAATTTATTGACCACATCTGGATCGGTCATTTGTAGTTGTATTTCTATTCTTTTGGGTTTTTTACCATTTTTAAAATGACCAAAACAACCTTCACCCTCGAATATCCCTGATAGGAATATTAATTTTTCTCGGTCAGATAAAAATTTAAACATTTAGAGAAGGTCTTTAATGTAATCTTTTCCTTTTTTAATTTCTATTTCACCACCTGTAGAATTACCTGGAATTGACTTTGGACCCATGTCCTCTTCTCTTAATTGTCTTAAAACCTCGCTTACTCTAGAATCAAATGACATATCCACTCCCATTTCATTCATAAGTTCATCAAATCTTTTATGTTTATCAGGTCTATTTTTTAAATATTTTTTAGCTGCATCACTAGGCATTCATACCTCTACAAACTGGACACCCTTTTTTGAAAGCTTCATGTTTACCACAATGATCTTTAACTTCAGGTTTTTGTTTATAAATAATTGGTGGAAAAAATAAATTCCAAAACATTACTAATAATTTTTTAATAATCATCTCACTCCTATAAATTTAAATCCTTTGACTTGGATTCCATTGTTACCAGGATAAGTATTTTTATCTGTAGTATCTCTGTGAGGACATTTCATTCCACCTTCACCAAATTTAATTGGTGGCACATAAGGGTTTGGCCCTTTCTTAGGTGGTGGTCCCGATTTTTTTCCTATCATAATAAACTCTTATCTACGTTAGATGATATCACAACTTCACCGCCTTCGTCATAGGCTTTGAAATCACTTAGAAACATACTTTTTTGTGCAGGTGATTTTATTTGAGTCTCAGGTGTTTTACATGGAGGATAAGTTCCATCAGGGCAAATTTGTTGATCTCCTCCGCCAACATCAACATTTCCTGTGTTCAGATTTCTAGTTTGTTTTATAGTGTTTGCACTAAAAGGATGCTCAGCTGTTTTAGGTTTTGTGCTTAAATTTTGTATAAATCTTAGACCAGCTGTTAAAGGTCCTATTACAGGTATTTTAAAACCACCACCTGTTTGTGTCTTAGTAGTATTATTTGTATTAGTTACATTATTATTGTCACCACCTGTATAAGTGTTCATTGACTTTGTTCCGTACGCATCTCCTTCATAATCAAATGAAGAAGCAGGTGTTTTAAAATCAGCTTTACTTGCGTCTGCTCCACCTTTAGCTTTTAAAATTTTTCTCTTCATTTTTTGTTAGCTTGTAATTTTTCACGTGCAACAGCTAATCTTTCATCAGACTGTTCCTGTTGATTTTCTAATTTCATCTTTTCTAAATCTAACTTTTCGTCAAATTGAGATTCTTTAATTTCAAAGTCTTGTTGAGATTCCATTGCTTTACGTTGCATGTCCATAGCTTTAAGATCAAGCTCTCTTTGTTTCAATGCAACTAGTGGATCAGGTTTTTGATTACCTGCTTCTTCCATAGCCATCTGTTGAGTTATCTCTGCAACTCTTTTTGCGACTAAACTATCAAATTGAATTTTAAATCCTTGTGGATCTTGCTGTTGCATCAACAACATATTTGGATCTTCTTGCACTAATGCACCTATTTCACCATGAGCTTTCAAAGCTACGTGCTCAGATATGTGTCCTTGTAACATAGCATACACCATTGGATTAATTTGAACCATTCTTGTACCCATAAACGCTCTATGTGCAGCAATATGTGAATCATGGTCTTGTTCAGGAAACGCTTTAAGCATTTTCATCTGTAAAGCTTTAGCGTTTTCAGTTGCTGGGTCTTCAGGTACAGGTACTTCTGCAGGTTTTAACAAAGAATTAATTTGTCTTGTCCCTAATGCTTCATAAACACGTCTATAAGCTTCGTGAAGGTTG